GACACAACAGATTATCGATACTGGCTTAGTTGCCAATGATGGCACCGGTGAAAGCCTGCGTAATGCCTTCACTGCTGTAAACAACAACTTTGCAAATGTATGGGCAGCCGGTCCTGTTGACACTCAGGTCATTATCTACAGCAATGTCGTTTCTACCAATGTAACAAATCTTGATCTTCGCCTAGCCGGCAATGGCATTGGCACAATCACAGTTGAATCTACCATGGTTCCCAGTATAGATCGTGTGTACGATCTTGGAACTCCAGCAAAACAATATGATAGCGTTTACGCACAATACTACTTTGGTAATGGTGCTTTCTTAACAGGAATATCAGGCGGCAACGGCTCTGTTAGCAACAGTTTCAGTACAATCGCTGCAAACGGTGTAAACATTGTTGCCGCCAGCGCAACTGATACACTAACACTGGCTTCTGGCAATAATATTGTCATTCTGGGCAACAGCGGAACAGATACTGTTTCAATCAGCATAGTAAGCAATCCTGTATTCAGCGGAAATATTAGTGCTGGTGGCAATATCATTGGCAGCAACGTCAATACCGTCAACCTCAGTTTATCGGGAAATGTTGTATCTGCATTGGCAGTTTCTGGAAATGTCACAGCACCTTATCTCTTTGGCAACGGTAGTCAACTCACAGGGGTGGTTACCAGCCTTGGTGGAAATCTTGCTGCCAATATCAATACTGGAATCTACAACTTATTCAGTAGTAACGGCGCAGTCCAAGTTGACGACGCACTAAGTGTCACGGGCACAGTTATCACAACAGGCGGAGTACTGTCGGGTGGCCCTGTTGTTACCACAGCCAACGTCACTGCCAACTACTTCTTGGGTGATGGTAGTCAACTTACCAATCTCCCTGCTGGTAATTACTCAAATGCCAATGTTGCGGCGTACTTGCCCACGTATACCGGCAATGTTGCCGCTGGTAATGTATCCACTACCGGCAACATTCAAGGGTCTTACTTTGTTGGTAATGGCAGCCAGTTAACTGGTATCTCTGCTAGTTTAAGTGGCAATCTTTCAGGTAATATCAATACAGGACCATACAACTTATTCAGTAGTAATGGTGCAGTTGTTGTCAGCGATGCACTCAGTGTCACTGGAACAATAACCACATCTGGCGGTATAATTAGTGGCGGCCCAATTGCCTCCACAGCCAATGTCACTGCCAACTACTTCTTGGGTGACGGTAGCCAATTAACAAATTTACCTGCAGGCAATTATTCAAATGCCAATGTAGCGGCGTACTTGCCCACGTATACTGGTAACGTTTCTGCCAACTACTTTGTTGGTAATGGAGCAACGCTGACAAGTATTACTGGTGCTAATGTATCTGGCATTGTGGCCAACGCCACTTATGCATTAACAGCCAATTCAGCTACCTATGCAACTAATGCAACTCAAGCTACCTACGCCACTGTTGCCAACTCAGTAGCAGGAGCAAACGTTTTGGGCACAGTGGCCAATGCCACTTATGCTCTAAACGCAAACTCATCAAGTTTTGCCAACCAAGCCAACATAGCAAATGTGGCCAACTCAGTAGCAGGTGCCAATGTCACAGGCACAGTGGCCAATGCCACTTATGCGTTAACGGCTAATGCAGCCACATATGCCACCAACGCAGTTAACACCGCACAGGCCAATTATGCCAACATAGCTAATAGTGTAACAGGTGCCAATGTCATAGGTATTGTGGCCAATGCCACTTATGCCACAATAGCAAGCTCAGCAACTACTGCTACCACAGCAGGTACAGCACAATATGTCACTGCCAATGCACAAGCAAACATCACAAGTGTTGGCGTATTAACATCTCTGAGTTCAACTGGAAATATCACCGCTCCTTACTATATTGGAAATGGTAGTCAGTTAACCGGAGTTGTCAAGAGTCTAGCCGGTAATCTAGCTGGGAATATTAATACACTTGAATACAGTATCAACAGTAGCAACGGCGAAGTAAGATTTGGCAATACAATCAGTGTCGTTGGTAATGCCATTATTACCGACGATTTGATAGTTGGCAATCAGATTGCAACTACAGGTAATATTACCACTGCTGCCAACGTATACGCACAAAACTTTATTGGTAACGTTTACGGAAATGTTTTTGCCAATATCCTAGTACCAGGTGCTAACACTGACGTAATATTCAATGCCAACGGCCAAGCGGATGCCACGTCAGGGCTTACTTTTAACAAAGTTGCAAATGTACTCACTGTGGGTGGTAATGTAAGTGCTGTTGGCAACGTATCAGGCAATTACATACTAGGCAACGGTAGCCAACTAACAGGCTTGCCAGCATTGTACGGTAATGCCAATGTGGCTGCCTTTTTGCCAACCTACACAGGCAACATCACTGCTGGCAACATATCTGCTGCTGGAAACGTCACTGCCACTGGATTTGTTAGCAACACCGCTAGTTTAACAGGCAACATCACAACCAGTGCCAATGTTATAGCATCGTATTTTGTTGGTAACTTTGCCGGCAACATTTCAGGTAACTTAACAGTACCTGGAGCAAACACACAAGTTATTTTTAACACAAACGGAGCAGCCGACGCCTCGTCAGGGCTTACATTTGACAAAGTTACCAATGCGGTATCAATGGGCGGCAATGCCACCGCAGTTGGCAACATCACTGCCAGTTACTTCATAGGTAATGGTAGTCAGTTAACTGGAATTGATGCTACACTGATTCAGAACGGCAACTCAAATGTAAAAGTCAATGCCAATGCCAATGTAACAACCAGTGTTAACGGTACTTCTAACGTATTGGTTGTGGCCAATACAGGTGCTTATGTCACCGGTATTATCAGTGCTACTGGCAATGTCACTGGAGATTATTTCTTTGGTAACGGTAGTCAGCTAACTGGCGTAGCAGCCGCAAGTGTAAATGCCGGCAATTTAGTTGGCAATACCTTAAGTTCTAATGTCTTATACTCAAGTTTAACCGCAGTTGGCATTCTAGCTAACTTGTCTGTTACTGGTAATACCACTGCTGGAAATATCAACACTGCTGGTATTGTAACTGCAACCGGCAACATCACTGGTGGCAACATCACCACTACTGGCACCGCTAACTTAACAACTATTCAGTCAACCACAATCAGTGCTTCGGGTACAGCCACAGTGGGCAACGTTGACACAGGCGGTACAGTAAGTGCTGTTGGCAATGTAACTGGTGGTAACGTATTAACAGGTGGTTTAATTTCAGCTACCGGCAACATTATTGGTGGTAATATTTCAACAGCTGGCGCATTTGGTGCCGCAAGCATAAGTGCAAGTGGTAATGTTACCGGTGCTAATGTAAACGCCGCAGGATTGAGCCTAAGTGGCAACGTTATTGGTAACTTAAATGTAACTGGTAATGTTGCAGGTGGTAACTTGCTAACTGGTGGGTTGATCAGCTCGACGGGCAATATCTTAGGTGGTAACGTTAGTGCTACTTTATTAAGCGGAACCACAGTTAGCGCAACTGGTAACGTAACCGGTGGTAATGTCAACACCAACAACATTGTTGGTACTGGTGTAACAATTACCAGTACCGGCGCATTGAACCTGGCCCCCTCTGGCAACGTCACTGTCAATGGCAAAAATATTACTGGACTAGCAGATCCGGCACAAGATCAAGATGCCGCAACCAAGTCTTATGTTGACACAGTTGCACAAGGACTAGATCCAAAAGCATCAGTGGTTACGGCCACTTATGTTGTATTACCAGCATATACATACAACAACGGTACTTCAGGTGTGGGTGCCACAATCACTGGAACCGCAGTGGGAGTGTTAACCATTGATGGCGTAGCGGTTGTATTAAATGATAGGGTGTTGGTTAAAAATGAACCATCGGCAGGAGGATTTGACGCATACAACGGTATCTATCTATGCACCACAGCAGGTACTGTATCTGTTGCATATGTATTAACTCGCGCTACAGATTTTAATCAACCAGCTGAAATGTATTCGGCATTTACATTCACCGAGTATGGCACGGTCAATGCTGACACAGGGTGGGTGTGTACCAACAACTCGTCGTCCGCAATTGTTGTTGGTACCACACCTATTTTGTTCACACAGTTTTCTGGGGCAGGCACATACACCGCTGGCACAGGACTAACACTAACTGGCAGCCAATTTAGTATTTCTAATACCGCGGTAACAGCCACAAGTTATGGCAGCTCGACTGCTATTCCAACATTCACGGTGAATCAACAAGGGCAATTGACTGCGGCAAATACCGCAGTGGTAATTGCACCGGCAGAAACATTAAGCGGCACAACATTAAACTCGTCGGTTGTAACAAGTAGTTTAACTTCAGTTGGGACGCTGACATCGTTAAGTGTAACCGGAAACATTACCAGTGCAGGCAACATTGCTGGAACTTACTTTGCAGGTAATGGATCATTGCTTACCGGGGTTGTAGCAGCCGGCGGAACTGGAAATAGCATAACATTGGGCACACCAACTGATACCGATCTCACATCAAATGTAGCATACGATGGGTGGACCACCGGTACATTTGTTACAGATGGATTAGATGATCTGAATCAAGTGACGTTAAATGTGGCCAATAGCACTTTTGTGGGTCATGCCAATTTTAGTGGCAATACAACTGCTGGCGCAAGTCCAATGACAGTGTTGTTTACACCAACCCAGGTAGGAAATCCCAACAGTTATCTCTGGGATTTCGGTGATGGCACAACTGTTGCATCGGGCCCTACTGCAACCCACACCTACAGCAACGTGAGTGGTGGGCAATTTACTGTGTCATATACTGCTTACAATACCAACGGAACATACGCAGGTAATGTGGCATTGGGTGCAAAAGGATCTGTGGACTCAGTAACCAAAACTAATTATATCACTCTGTACACACCAACACCTATTCCGGCATTCTCAACGTCACCCACCAGTTTAGATACTGGCAGTAGTGTGACATTGACCAATACCAGTCAGTATGTCACAACTTATTCTATAAATTATGGTGATGGCAACAGTGCAGTCAATCCAGGCAACAGTTGGACATCGTCATCACATGCCTACACCAACAGTGCCAACACAGATACCATATACGGTATTAACTTATCTGGAACCAGTACCACAGCCGGTCCATCAAATGTCACGGTAACTAGTGCTAATACCAATGTCAAGGTATACTCACAACACACGGCAGCATTTACTGCCAATGCTACCAATGTGATCAATCTCACTGCCGGCGGCAATATAAGTTTTAGAAATGACACTGGCGGCACACCGGGAAATACTGCAAGTTTTGGCGCACAACAATTGTACAACTGGCAATGGGGAGATAGTACCGCCAACAGCAACGTTAACATTCAATCTGGTCTTGCTGGAAACCCCGGAGCAGCCAACTTGGTACACTCTTTTGCACTGACCGCAGGTCAGCAAAACGCAGCCTCCACAGTGAACTATGTGGCCAATCTTTGGTTGTATACAGGATATAGCACCAGTCCGTTTAAAGCCGGCAATGTCACAATCACAGTGGAACCAGAAGTACGTGCTGATTTTGTTGGAACTGCCAACATACAAACTGATGCCACTGGATACACTGCCAATGCTCAAGTTGGCTATGTTTATACCGATTATCGCAACAGCAATGATCGTGCTTTGTTTAATTTCCGCAACGACTCCACACCAAATGTGGCATTTACTGGAAGTTTGTATAATTGGAACTGGGGTGATAGCTCTGTGTCAAATGGAATATCAAGTATTGCCAACACCACTCACACCTACGCCGGCACAGGCACTAAAACTGTGGCATTGCAAGCCAATGGCACACCGGGGACAACACTGCAAAGTAATACAAAAACTAGAACGTCATACATAACAATTTTAGCAAATCCCACTGCGCCAAATAATCTCAGTACAATTTCAAACTTGACCATAACAACAGCCAGCCAAGGCACCAGTCCGTTATTGGCCGCTGGTGCAAACGATGCATCGGGTGGCAACATACCGGCAAATGGTACATCGGTCACAAGATTTGCCACCAGTACGCCTGTGGTAACCGCTGGCAATGTAATTAATGCCAATACCGCAACTGCAGGAATCCTGAGTGCATATGTAAACAACACTGATTCAGGTAATGTAACATTTACCACATCCGGCAACACAGTAGGCACAGTGGGCGCATTGATAGTGGCAGCTGATCGAGACTTGCATGTGGCCAATGCCGCAGTACCTACTGGATTTTACAAAGTATTCAATGCCAACGTCAGTTGTGCATTGAGCAGTCTCAGCACAGGATATAACAACTACAAGATGGTACATTCAACTTCTGGCAATACCAATTATGTGGGATTTGTCAAAGACAATTTAAATTCTGCACCAACCTTGATTACCAGTAGTTTGACCATGGCAGAAGGCACAGCAGGTACCTATAGATATATTTCCGGAATACCGTACTACAACACCGGCTCACCCACAGTGACTATTTCTAGTTTGGCTGTGGCAAACTTGTCTGGCCAAACATTCAGAAGCGCAGACCCGTTTGTTCTGGCAGCAGGAACAGTGACTGAAGGATCGGGACAGATATTGTCAGCAACTCAGACCAAATCACTGGCCACCATTAACAATTCTGGCAGCAGTTTCCTTACAGGTGCCAATTTGAATGCCAATGTTGGTGTGGCATCAAACTACACATTTGGAACATTAACAGCCAACATCACCGGGGCCAATAACTCAGTGTCCACACTACAAGCCAACATATTCAATGTGATAGGCACCAGTACTGCGGTTGATCTAGTGACCAAGATACAAGTATACGCTGGGGCAAATTCAGGAGTTAACGAGCAATCACTCACTGCATCAACCACGGGAAATACACAGGCAGCAGTGCGAGTGATTATGAGTACCGCAGGTAATACTCCGGCGTTCTCTAACTCAACCAACTTCTACACAGCCAACGCCTGGTCCGGAGCACAAACAATAGCAGGCACACCCGAAGCAGTAACTCGATACGGGGTATTAAAACACTATGCCATAGATTTATCAACTGGATTCTTGCCAGTGGGTCCTGATCTCAGCACCAGTCGGTCGGGAACACAGTATTTTACATTTGCATTTGCAAGACCCAGTTTGGCCAACTTTGATGTCAAGTTAACAACAACCACAGGCATTTCTGGGTTATGGGTTGCCGCACCAGGAACCACTATAGATAAAAGTGGATTCTCATCACCTACTCCTGGTTATCCAGGACCCACTAGTACCATTGATGGGTGGCTGGAAGGATTCACACAGTATGCTGGATCAGGAGTCCCGGGAGCCAGCGGTACCGGTGGCAATGGCAGCAACGGATGTGCTCTAACCGGTGCGGATGTGGTGCCATTGAATTCTGCCATTGCAAATGTGGGTTATACCATGACCCTAGGATCACAAAATGCTGCCAACAGCACAGGCAATAATATTTTAATTAGAATTGGATTGGCCAGCGGACAAACAATTACTGATCTGCAAATAGGAACGGCAACATAATGGCTGCATCATTTAACGAATCGCAGAAATTAGATTACCTGTGGAAAAAAGTTGGGTACGGGGTAACCAAAACTGCTGAAGCCACATCTAAAGAAGCGTTCAATGAAAGCATTGCCAGCCCGCTGTTGTATCGCGGCGATCTTATTTGGGCACAAAGCGGAGACATTCCCGGTACTCCTCCAGCGTCTACCACCAGTCTTGTGCAAGTTTACAAAGACGGTGGTGGTGGTGGATACACTGCTACTGTTGAATGTACCGAAGACCTAACAGCCCCGGATAACCAAACCTGGAAAACCAATCTAACCAACTGGATTCCCACACAATTTGGAGACAATTATCTAGTACAAGTGTATGTGGCCAACACAGGCATACTCAATCCACAAACAGCAGGTACAAAATTATTTGCCGCAGGATCGGGAACTGATGACACCTGGTTCTTTGACTATCAATCTGGAGTATTAAATTTCAACGGGGCAAACATACCAAGCCAGATTGCCGGGGGGATTGCCGGCAAAAGTATCTATATTGTTGGTTATAGATATGTGGGATTATTGGGAATCAGTACCACCAGCATCAGTAGCGGAACATCAAATGTTAACGTGGTCAGTTCGGGTGGCAATGTCACAGTAGGAATTGGCGGCACAGGCAATGTGGTAGTATTTGCCAACACCGGCTCTTATGTCACAGGGCTAATCAGCGCATCGGGCAATATCACTGGCGGAAATATCAATACTGCCGGGCAAGTAAGTGCCAGTGGCAATATTACAGCAAACTTTTTTATTGGAAATGGAAGTCAGTTAACCGGGATTGATGCTACCAGTATTCAAAATGGCAGTAGCAATGTAAAAGTCTATGCCAATGCTAATGTAGCAACCAGTGTGAACGGCAATGCTAATATATTCTTAGTAACTGGCACCGGAGTAGTTGTAACTGGCACAACCAGTGTTACCGGCAACATCACCAGCGGCAATATTACCACAACAGGTATTGCCAATATTGCCACACTAGAAGTAACTGCCACTGCAAATGTAGTTGGAAATATCACAA